ATGATAATTTATTTGGGTCAAATTGTAAGCTATAAATATCAGTCATTATTATCCTTTCTTTATTAGTTTTTCATAGCACTCTAAACAGTAGAATTTAAATTTTACATATCTGTCTGCTGGAGCTTTGCATATCGCACATTCTTTTAAGTGAACAAAGTTCCGCCAATATTCCTCTGCTTTGTAAATTAAATTTATGCGTTCTTTCTTTTTAGGCACGTTTTTTTTCTCTTATTTCTTTTGCTCTTATATATTCGTCTTGCTCTTCTACAGTTCTTAATGTAAATCCATCTCTAATTAGTTCAAACATTTTACTTTCAACTTCTGCTTTTGTAGGTCTTGTTTTGAACTCCATTCTGTAATTAATTATGTATTTGCTCATATTAAATTTTTCTCCCTTAATTCTATTCTTTCCAATAAAATTTTTTTAAATTCTTCATTTACTGATTTGTTTTTATGTGCTAGTGAGTGGCATTTTCTACATACTGCAAATAAATTATCTATTCTATTTAATCTATTTTTACTGACCCCGCCCATTCCTTTTTGTTCTATATGGTGTATATCAACCGCTACCGCCTGATTACAGTTCCAGCACAGAAGTGTATCATCAGGTGATACACTCCAGTATTTGCTGAAAAGTTTTTTATAATCTTTCATTAACTTAAATGTTTATTAAAAGATGCAACTGCTCTTTCTGTAAGTACGTCTATCTTCTCCTCACTAAATGAACCGCTTGACATAGCTCTGCCTACTATTCCTGTAACGTAAATCAATCTATCTTTATTACTATCAGTTTTATGTCCAGGAGTATTCGTTACTGGTGGTGGGTTGGTTACTCCCTCACCTTTACCTAGTACAACTAAATTCTGCACGTTAGTGTAAGGATTTCCAGCTTTTGATTCCCTTCTATTAATTACATCATAGCCTATCTTATCGCCAGATGAAGGCATAGGGTTTAAACTTTCTCTGCAATACAACCTAGTACCATTGACTAAATCTATAGTAAAATTACTGACAAAAACCCCTTTGTCATTCGTTTCACTATTGTCATATATTTTGTTTATTATTCCGTTTTCTTTCATTCTACTTTTCTCCTTTATTATTTTTTATTTAAAACTGAATAACCTCGCCCAGTTAGGCAATTATTTATATAATCTTTTCTGGTATCTAACTTGGGTGTAAGCCATAATGTTTTTATCCTTAGTATATTATTATATACTACTTTTCCAGCATCTACTATGACATTGGTTTGATCTTTGACTAAAGCCACGCAAGTATAATAATCATCATGAAAGCGATTGTGATCGCCCTCTATATTTGCTGGTGATTTACCTCTGCTGTCTACTATTGGTTTTGTACTACAACTTGATAGACAAATTAATAGTAAAGCAGATAAGCAAATTACTAATATTTTGAAACGCATATTTGTATTCCAAAATGTGTACCTCTTAGGAGTACTTTTTAAAATATGTCTTAAAATGTGTTTGTTCATTTTACCCCCTATATTTCTTTGTTAAGTATTTCTTCAATCAAAGTTATTTGACCATATAAGTAAAGACCATATTGTGTATTAACTTGTTCAATACCAATTTTTTTATCATAATCTTTGCCTTCGTGTTTTTTAAAAAACTCTAACATTGCTGGTAATCTAAATTGCTCTAGTTTATATCTAAGCGTGTATTGTGGTAATTGTGAACTCATTTTATATTTCTCCTTTTATTACTTTTATTAAGTTCATATCGTTATCATACAGTCCGATAGTGTCATCTATATGATGCAGTTTAAAATAGTAAGTTATTTTATTATCAGAAATAACTTTAAATCTAACTGTACTATTATGATCAAAATATTTAAGTTCTTTCATTTAATTATCCTCACTTTCACCACAAGCGTTTTTCCAGTCATCAACTTGTACTTGATATTCTTCAAACATATTTTTTGCGTCATCTTCGCTAATATGTAGCTCTGCTAAAAGATAATTGATTGCAGTTGAAAGTTCTTGCTCTTCCTCTTCTGTGCCTTTGTGGTGGACATAGTCATAGTCTGAAAGAAACTTAAAAAGTTCTGCGTATCTATGACTAATAGCATCTAGTATAAAAGTTTTATTATGTTCTACTATTTGCCTTGCTCT